GAGTTGATACTGTTTTTCCAATCTCAACCCATGCCCATGTCCAAAAATAATCCTGATGCTGCATGTTCTATGATGTGATTAATTGCATATTTCTGGTATTCATAGGGTATAAATTTCATAATATCACCCTCCTTCACTTTTGCTCAAAATTGTGCTAAAGTCCATTTATAAATTCTTGAACTCCATCTATGGAATCTAGGCATTCAACTCTAAAACCTAACTTTTTCAACTCCATGGCTCTATACTCCTGAAGCTTTCTTCTCTTTTTACCGGGTGCTTTAAGCTCTATAAAAACAATCCTGCCATGTGGCATTAAAACAATCCTGTCTGGTACTCCAGACATTCCTGGGCTAACAAACTTTAATGCTTTTCCGCCTATCTTCTCAATTTCTTTTTTAAGTCTTTTTTCAATAACACTTTCTAACAGTAAAATCACCTTCTTTTAAAAAGCGGGTACAAGGGGGACACTTTTTCTCTATATACCTATATGTGTGTGTATAGGCATATGTGTGTATACACATATATGCCTATTTATATAAATAATACTTATATACTATTTTTTGTACCCACTGTACCCATTAGTATCAAAATCATTGGTGTATCTAATTTTAAGGTGGGTACAAACATGGGTACAGAGTATATTTTTTTGTTCCCAGTGTACCCACCTTAAATAAAAGTACTGGGTACAGGATTTTAGGACTAAAATTTAATTTTGTACCCGGGTATAAGCCCTTTGCTTTCCATAAATTTTTCCAAATCGTAATGAGCTTTTGCTTCTTTTCCATCCTTTTAAGCCCTTAAGAATATCGCTAATCTCTCTTGACTGTAATGGCGTGAGATTTTTAGGATCACCATTGAATAGCTCACACCATATTTCCATAACGCAGGTCTTGGATCTCTGTATATTACCTTCTGGAATATCCCCAAACTCAGAACCATGTATATAATTTCTTCTTTCAGCCATACCCAGGTCATACCAGTTATCAGTTATAGGCTTGTTTAGATATTCTTCAATCAGGCCAGCTTTTGCACTTTCCTCCCTGTGTGCCTCCTGCTGTTTTTCAGCTTCTTTCTTTTCCTCTTCATTAAGGTTTAAAGATTCTCCATTATTATAAAGGGCAACAGCCTCAGCCCATATCTGGTCAACTTCATAGCCTTTCAACTCTCTATATACATCTTTGTGCGGTCCTACTCCAACATCTACAGGCCAGAACCTTCTATTACCCGTCTTGTCCCTCAGGAACTCTTTATCATTTGTGGTACCTATAATTACACACTGGCGTGGGAATCTGCTTGTTCTCCTGCCATATGCAACTCTGTATATATCCTCCTGTTTCGATAAGAAATGTTTTGTTGCTTCAATATCAGCCTTTTTAGTAGCCATCATCTCCCCCATTTCCAGGAGCCACACACCTTGTAATTGTTCATACGCTTCTTTTCCGGTTACCGTTGTGAGGCTGTCAGAATACCAGTCCTTACCTAATCTTTTTATTAAGGTACTTTTACCTACGCCCTGTGGTCCACTTAAAACCAACATATTATCAAACTTACACCCAGGTTTAAAAATCCTAGATACTGCGGCAACAAGTACTTTTCTTGTAATTGTCCTTACATAGTTGTTATCCTCAGCCCCCAGGTAGTCAACTAAAAGGGTATTAATTCTTTTAGTTCCATCCCATAAAAGGCTGTTCAAGTATTCTTTTATCGGGTGAAATGTGTGTTTTCCAAAACTTAAATTAATGGCATCCGCACACTTGGCTATAGAACTTATTTTGTAGTACTTTTCAATGAATTCTCTGAGGCCACTGTCGTCTGTGTCGCACCAGTCGGACATATCCCCTTTAATTCTCCAGGGAAGCCATCCAACAACTACAGCCCTGTTTGCAAATTCATTGTAGGCAATTTTGCCTTTGAGTAATGGCATATTTTCAATAATTACAAGGAAGTTGCTTATGGTACTTTTAAGCTTTCCCTGCTCTGTATATTCAAGTTCTTTTACCCAGCTAGTGTCAGTATCTTCTTCAACTACTCCAAAATCCTCCTGAGCTTTATTCATACGCTCCTTACCTAAAGTTTGGATTACCATATCATCATTGGATGCAAATTCCTTCATTTTAGTAAATGAGGGTAACCTATTTGCTGGTGTATCTGGTTTTGCTTCATCATCAAGCTCACCGAATTTGTGTATTCTTACTAAGTCAAAGGCATTACACAATATTTCACTGGCTGGGTCTGTCCCGTGATGACTGTAGCTGAATTTGTCTTCATAAATAACCACACCACCCGTTGTTGAACCCTCTGCATATGTGTACCTGGTTTCATCCGCACCAGGTACATATACATCCTTCAAAAACTTATCTATTGCCTCTGAAATTGAATAGGTTCTGCAGAAAGCACCTATGACACCTTTTTTACTTAAAGGATCTTCCTGCTTCTTTATAGCTGTGCTTATCTTGGCTCGTGCTCTTGAACTCTCAGGCCAGTAGCTTACATCCTGCCATCCGAAAGTGTACCTGTTTAAGACCTCGTCAGGGTTCAACCAGGGCAGGTCTTGTACTTTAAAGACATATTCCCCATCTGCACTAGTACTTGGCCAGTACATGAGCCGTGATGGTTCGTAAGTGGTATCGTCAAACTGATCTATTCCTAAATCATCAGCTATCATTCTGGCTACCGCCTGGTATTCATCCGGAAGAACCGGCCTACTTAATGGAATAATTAATCTTAATCTTTGATTATCTGGAGAGTGTGTATGGGTTGAATACATAACACATGAGAAGTCCCATAGAAGTTCTATGCTTGACCATATATCACCCTTTACATAATCTAAATCTAAAGTAAGAAGTGTTCTATTTGCTACATTTTCAGCCTTACGCCTGCCATTCTTAAGACTTCCACCTACAAATCCACCAACATCTTTAATTCTGTCCCTTTCACTCTTAGGTATTTTCTTATATTCTGCATAGGTTTCAGGTGTCCTTGTAGTATTACTTAATTTCTCAACTAAAGCTGAGTATAATATATTTTTATTTTTCCAGTGCTTTTCACGTCTACTTTTTCCGGTGGCAAGTGTTATGGATCCATCATATTTAATTTGTTGGATATTTTTTGCTTTATATTCCAAATTACCACCTCCTTTACAGCTTCATTTTTATTCACCTAAAAAGTCTATTAAATCATCTTTTTTATCAATTTTTATATCAAGAGAATCAATGTATTCATATAGTTCATCAATTTTATTACATATGGTTTTAAAATCTTTTAATCCTGTGCCCAGTATTTCTTTATTCACCAACCCTTTTAAAGCGCCTTGTGGAGTTGAATAGTAGCCCAATCTTTTCCAATTTTCTTCCTCATTTATTATTTGTCTTTTCAAAATACATATATTACGATCATCTACAGCTTCAACCTTAATGTTTTCATTTATTTTCATGAAATCACCTTATTTCTTTATAATAATTTTTGCAGTTTGTTAATTTTTTCTTCCCTAAATTTTTCTATTTTGTCATTATCATAAATGTGTGTAAGTTGTTCAAGCATAATAAATACGTCAGCTATTTCTTCCTCTACATTATGTTCCTTACCCCTAAGGTCCTTACATATGGCTTGTATAAGCTCGGCACATTCTTCTATAGCCTGTCTTTTCTGTGGTTCAATTCCAAAGTACTGAACTGCTTGTAAACATATTTGTTGGAACTTGCTATTATTAAGAAAATAAGTTAATGGTGTTTGTAGTGCCTTTGATATTGAATTTAAAGTGTCAACGCTTGGATTATATCTATTGTTTTCCAAATCTGCTAAATATGATCTAGATATATGTGCTTTTAAAGATAACTCTTTTTGAGTAAGTCCTTTTTCTTGCCTAATAGATTTTATACTATCGCCTATATTCATTAAAACATCTCCTAATCTTTTTTATAATACTCGCATTCGTATCCATCTGCTTTGAGTGGAAGCCCGGGAGCCCACTCTATAGGTTCAGCAAAAATAGCACATACATCCTCCACCGTTCCTTTATCCTTAGGTACATCCATGATAAGTTCATCATGTACATGCATGACAACCGGATATCCTTTCTTTTCAACTCGCATCATGGTTATACCTAAACAATCCCTAGCAGTGGCTTGAACAATATTTTCCACAAGTTTAGGCCCATAAGTATCAATTCTCTTCCACTGCTTAGATGTCTGTTCCATTCCTTCATAGGTTATTTTGTCGCCACTGAATGTCTCATGAGGTTCTATCTTAGGTCTTAAATATGCTAGTTTTCTTTTACTTGGCAGCTGTATAAAAAGTACTCCGGGATTATATATAAATTTAAGTCCATATTGCAAATTTACTGTTGTTTTTTCTCTTATGGCTTTCTTCGCTGCTTTGTCGCAGTCCCACCAGAACTTTGTTATATGAGGATTTGCATTTCTCCAGTTCCGGACCAGTCCTGGAAGTTCCTCTACTGGAATATCCTTTTTCTTATCCATAGAGCTTAAAGCACCGATACCTCCACCATAACCTAATGCCAATTCAGCTATTTTTCCTTTTTGTCTTAACGGGTCACCCTTGTGTATGCTTTCTATTGGGACCTTAAACATTTGACTTGCAGAAGCTTCATATATTTTTCCATGTGTCCGAAAAACTTCAAGCCTCCATTTTTCTCCCGCATACCAGGCAATCACCCTGGCCTCTATAGCGCTGAAATCTGCTACAATGAACCTGTTACCTTCTTTAGGAATAAAAGCCGTTCTAATGAGCTGTGAGAGGGTGTCGGGTATGCTGTCATAAAGGAACTCTACTTCATCAAATTTTCCAGTCCTTATAAAAGTTCTGGCATCATCCAGATCAGGCAGATGATTTTGTGGTAAGTTCTGTACCTGCACAAGCCGACCTGCCCATCTTCCAGTACGATTAGCACCGTAAAATTGTAATAAACCTCTTACTCTGCCATCCCCACATCTAGCTCTCTGCATAGTTTCATATTTCTTTATACTTGTTTTGGCCATAAGTTGTCTTAGTTCTAAAATTTTTTTAACTTTTTCATCCTCGGATTCTTCTATAAGTGTTGGTATACTGTCTTTTGTAAGACTTTTGACTTCATGGCCAACCCTCTGTCCTATCCATTTTTTTATTTGAGTTGGGCTGTTGGGGTTATTCAAACCCGTTAATTCAGTAGCTTCTTTCATTAATCTTTGATTATAATCAGCATCGCATTTAATGGCATTTTCTATAAGTTGCAAATCAGTACCAACACCTCTGTCATTTATGTTTTGATCCAGCGCCCATAATTTTTGCTCTATATCTGTAGTTTTGTATCTATTTAATTTATTTCTTATAGTTCTTTCAACCTCAACATCTTGCTTATTATATTTTTTAAATAGTTCCCATTTTTCTGGTGCATGTTCAGGTAAGTTTCTAGTTCTACCACCATTTGATTTTGTTGGCTTACATGGCTTACAGAAATATTGTATTAAGGCTTTACCTTCTTTCATTTTCTGTTTATCCTCTTCAAAGTGCAGTGCCTTACCAACCATATCCAAACTTCCAGGTAATCCTAGTGTCAAAGCCTTAATCATGGTACATTGCCATTGTTCTGGTGAACAATATATTGGCCAATGATTATGAATAGCATTTCTCTCAAAATTTGCATTAAAAGCAGTTTTTATATAATTAGAATCATCAAGAGCATAAAAAACATTACATGGTATTTTCTCACCCTGGGCAAAATCTATAATTTCTACTGGTTCATTATTGAAAGCATAGGCAAACAATAATATTTCAAAGGATGGATGCTCACAGTACTTGTAAGCACCAACCTTCCTTATATCTAGTTCACAGTATGTTTCAACATCTATAGCCAAGGTATTCATTAGCCTAAGAAATCATCTTCTGCTGATTCTACAGCTTCAAAATCATCTTCTGCCCTTGTAAATCCCCCGAGTGGTTCACCATCTTCAAGCTTTTGAACATTTCCTAATCCTGCGGCAATGCCTTTGTTACCACTTGCGCTATAAGGATAGAAATTTAATGTAAGTCTTGCATAGCATCCACTATATACTTCCGTAGCATCCAGTATGGGTTGTACATTTTGGTCTACTACACCAGGTTTGTTCTTAGAATTGGCATTTAAGAAGTAACTATCTGCATAGGCTTCATCATCCGGTCTTTCATCATCACCATTACGCAGAGGGGTTTTCAAGGTAGCCGGTATCTTACCATTCCACTTAGATTTTCCGTTTTCCTTAGCCTCTCTAACCGCCTCTTTGATAGCTTTTAGTGTTTCAGTATCTGATTTAGGTATTATCACAGATACACTGTATTTAGGCTCATTTCCTTCTATAGCATGAGGTTCAAAAAGATGTGCATAACTCAATCTAACCTTCCCTGTAGTTACTTTTGTTCCTGTTCTCTTTGCTTTTATCATACTAATCAATCTCCTTTTGAAATATTATTTTCTTTTTTCCTGCCTTTGCATAAGCTAGTTCTGCTTGAGCGCCTTTACTATCCGTCCAATTTTTAAGCATGTATATAGAATCACAAGCATCAATCATTTTGAAGCATATAGGGATATAATCATCCCAGCTGAAACCCTCGGGTAAAATAGTAGGACTTATGCATATATGCCCTTTAGAAGTTAAATACTTTTGTGCCTTTTTAAAATCATTTTTGTAATTTGGATTGTCCGATATTTTACCGGCGATATAAATTTTCATTTATACCACCTCAAAATCTGCTTTAGCAGAATTAAATACTGGCCTTTTATCTTTTTCAGGTGCAAGGCAGGGTTTGCCTTGAGGTTTTTCTATTAGATCACCTATCAAGCTATTCAGTTTTTTCTTTCCAACAATTTTCTCCATATTGGTAATACCCTGTAATTCTTTAGGTTTATAAATTTTATCTTCTGTATAACCACTGGAAAGTAATATATCAGCAACTTTTTCAATATCATTGTATTTCCTGTTGCTCCTACCCTCAACTACCTTCCAGCCTTTATACTGTGTCCCATTAAGTGCTTGTTCCAGCGCGTAGTCTTGTATATCTTTAGCCCATTTCACAAGTTCTTCAGCTCTCCCCAGAATGTCAGCAATATCTTTTTCGCTTAGGGTATCAGTTACCCGGAACTCATATCTGGCTAATTCTAAATTTTTGTCTGCCCTGGCTTTGCATATTGTTTTAGCTCTACAGAATCCACAGTGTTCGCCAGCCTTAAACTCTCCTTCACCCTTAAAAGCTAATTGAGCAGTAGGCTTTAATATTTTTTCAGCCCATTCCAGAAGATCCTTAGCCGATATTTCATCAGTACTTATAGAATCAAGTCTAGGTTGTATAATAGTCATTTTTACATTTTCAATATCATAGAGAAATGAAAACTCTGATATAGCACCAAGTGCATAAAGCCGCATCTGTGGATTTCCTTCTGCACTTACGGGTACACCTTTACCATATTTCAGGTCACAGATTTCCATAGTTCCATCTGCTATAGTTACAAAGTCCCCTGTTCCAAATCCCTCTGGAACCCACTCAGAAAAATCAAGTTTTTGCTCTATTTTAAATATTGCATCCGGTGTTTTTGCTTTTGCCTGGCTGAATTTCTCCAGACACGTATCGACATATATATCTACATAATCAGGCATGTCCGCGGTAAATAACTTATGGGCTTTTATTTGTCTAAGTTCAGAGTTATAAGCCCTTGTAGACATTTCTTTTAGATTGTGTTTTAGCGTTATTTCCCCTAATTTATGGGCTAAAGTACCTGTTTCGGCATATTTACTTGTTTTCTCTGGAAGTTCTTGCTCCAGTTTCACGCTAGGTGGGCAATTAAGCCACCTGTGGGAAGAACTGGCGCTTAGTAAAGCGTGCTGTTCTGGCATTATATCAACCCCTCTGCTTCTTTATATATTGCTTCATAATCTTCTTTCTTTATATCTGGAATTCTGTTGGCACCATATTTTTGTGTGAGATCCTTAGCTTCTTTTGCCTTTCCAGCTTTTACGAGCTTGGTGAAAACTGCCCTGACCATTTCTTTGGTAATCTCTGCTTTTTCTGGTTCCTTAGGCTGTTCAACTACCTTTGGCTTATTTTTTTCTTTGGCGGGTTCAACTGTTTTTGGTTTGTCTCCAACCTTCTCAATTGGTTTTGGAGCAGTCTTTTTCTCCCGCTGTTTTTCAATTGGTTTTAAAGTAGCCCCCTGGGCCCTAAATTCCTGCAGTGGTGTAACCGCTTTAGTACCAAAGGTGCTAATAAAACTTAGTAACTCCTCGTTTGAATTGAATTCTGCTGTTATTTTCATTTACATTTCCTCCCTTATAATCCTAAAAACATTTTATTTTCAAAACTCTCCATATCTACTTTTTCAACAATACATTTAGACGCATTGTTTATATGCTGTTTGTTACTGCTGTATCGTGAAAACACACCTATGGAATAAAAATCATTTGTTGGTACTACTACCACATCCCCTTCTTTCAAATTCTCTATATCTGTGAAATATGAGTATTCCATAAACTCCTGATAGCCTTTGAATTTAACCAGTGCTACTTTAATTTTTATCACCTGCCTTAAGTCTTACAGGTAATACTATTCCAGCAAACTCATTGCCTTCTTGCGTAAACATTCCTATAGGTCCAATTTCACCATTAAACTTAAATTCCAGATTTCTTCTTTTAAAATAGCTGTAATAGTTGTAGTTAATTCCAATATCTCCTATTTCAGTTTCAAGAACTATTATTTTATAAGTAGCATCAAGAAAGTGGAATTTGTTGCTTTCACCGCATTTATAGTTATCAATGTCTGTTAGGCCCTCGAACGTGTTATCCCTCAGTTCTCTTCTATTAATCAGTTTTTTGTGCCTATTAACGTACCCAGTGGTGGCCAGGTCTTCTCTTAAAAAGAAGAATTCTGTTCCAATATAAATTTTTTCGTTAATCTTTACTGTTAGAGCTCTGTAATGATTTTTTATAACTTGGGCAGCTGTAACTTTTTTTAGTGGTATTTCTGTAACTTGCTCCATCCTCTATCCTCCTATTTGACTTATTTCCCACTCTATAGTAAAGTGGAATTGAAGTAATTTGCATTTGGACCCTCTGGCAAGGGTCTTTTTTCATTTCCACAACTTTTTAAATTTGTACAATCCCTCCTTTGTAGGTTTTGTGCCTTTTCTCCTGCACTCTTCTATATATTCCAAAAGTACATATATACTCATGCCTCCAGCTCCTTTCTCAATCTTTCCAGCCCTTCTTTTTGCCTGTTAATAATGGTTGTGTGCGATATCCCTAATATTTTCTCAACTTCCTTTATTTTCAAGCCCTTTATATACCTTAGAACTAAAATCTTTCTTAACTTTAGAGGCAGATTATGGAGAATTATTCTTAAATCTACATTGTTATAACCCTTTTCCTCATATGGAAGACGTTCTTTTAATGTGGTACCCCTATCAACTACACATATATCCAAAGACTCTGGTGAGCGTGATTTTCGGTTTCTCTCGTGTGCTGTTCTAGCTATATACCAGCCATCATCCCGCATAAAGTTTAAAATGCTAGCTTTAATTCTAAAATGTGCGTAAGTGATAAATTTGTAACCTTTTGATTCATCAAAATCCTTAATGGCTTTCATAAGCCCAACATAGCCTTCTTGGAATAATTCCTCATAGTCATACTTAAAATAGAATTTACGGTATATCCCCCATGTGATTTTATGAACCAGAGGTGTATACTGTTCTGCGTCAATCAACTTTTACTCACCTACCTTTAGCGGCCTTAATTCATAGTGGTTTATGCCATCCATAACCTCTAGGTCTATTACATAGGACTCATGAGATACCACAGTTCCAATCTCTGTAAACTTGGTATACAGTGTTACAAAAATCGTATCCAGCAGGTCTTTTAATTTTGTAACCTCTACTTCTGCAACCCAGTCTTTCTTTAGTTGAAAATCATTTATAGTAACCTTGCTGTTGGCTGGAAAATTATAAGCCCTTGGTTCACCCGCTTGAATTTCCTCTACTTTAAAAATGTCTTTAATCATTGTTTTACATACCTCCTATATTAAAAACTTAATTATAGCCAGTAACCCTGCTACTGCTGCCCAAAACTCACCCAAATTCTGGTCTCTCTTCTCTTGTGTGGATAGGTTGTAGATTTTTTTATAATTCATTTGAGCCTCCTACTTTCTAAAAGCTCTCCTGTATTCGTCCAACGTCATATGCTTTATTTTTCTGGCGTATTTTTCTGCATCCGCGTGCGACATATTGAAAGAATTTGCTATAGTCAAAATAAGTTCGTGCATTGCGTTGTACTGCTGTTTCAACATTTTGTTCACCTGCCTTGTAAATTGCTATGTAGGTATATTGTTAGGCTGAAAGTGCTTTTATAAAATTATTCAGCGCGGTTTCAGTTATCTTGTAGGCTTTTCCAACTTTATAGGCTATAATCTTTTTCTGGTGTATAAGTTCATACAAAGTGGGTTTGCCTATGTCTAAATACTCACATACTTGTTTGGTTGAATAAATTTTTTCCATTTTAATTCTGTAAGATATTCCTTAATTCTGGAACTATAGATTCATAGTACCTAAATGTTTCAACTTCTTTATTTGAATATTTAGACTTATCATGAAACAGCTTGCCATACTTTTCAGTTTTTAGATTGTGTTCATTGGTTAATCTTCCAATCTTATTTGCAGAAACACCCAACATCTTTCCTATTTCTCCTGCTGAGTATGTTTTTTCTTCTGCTGTTGGTAATGGTATAAGTGGCTTGTCTGCTATTAATGAGCTGGCATAAGAGAAAAGTACCTGCTTATAGTTATTGTTCAAATTAGGATTATCCGCCATCTTAAGTAGTAGACTTGCTTGTCTGGATTTTGCATTTCTTAAACGTGCTTCAATAAGCTGCTGTTTGGATGCATGTATCTGTAGTTGATTTATACTCTGTTCCATATCATGAAATCTTTCAATATATGTTGCTGTGAATAAGACTCCTTTTTCTCCAGTAAGCTTATGCGCTATCATTTCACAACCCTTTTTAGTCACTTTATAGCAGTTCCTTCTCTTGCCTTGTAAGTCGATATAGGTATTTTCAATAAAGAAATCAGCCAATCCAAAATTGGATTTACCTAAAATTTCAATATAACCCTTTATATCTCTCAATAAATGTGAATGATCTTTACCTACCATTTTTGCCACTTCTCTACTGTCTATAGTCATTTCTTGTTTTGGCGTTAAATCGTTCAATTAAATCATCTCCCTTAAGTCCTTGAGTATTTCATCAGTAGAACAGCCATATAACTTACTCATTCTAATGGTTAAATCCCTTGAGGGCTTGCCCCATCCCTGTTCTATCTTATAGAATGTGCTCCTGCTGATACCTAATTTTTGTGCCGCATCTTTTGTGTCAAGCCCCATATTTAATCTTTTAAGTTTTATGGGCGTTATTTTCATGTAATCACTTCCTCTATTTCTTTATTTATCCTGTGACTATATAATATCACATATTGTGATTAAAACAAACTTTAATTATATCACATTTTGCGATAAATTTCATTATTTTATAAGATTATTACTAGAATTCACATTTTTACTTAAGTTTTCTTCATTTTCCTATTGTAATTATCCTTTATTGTGATAAAATAATCACAGGAGGGATAGCAATGACTGGCGATAAAATTAAAAACCTAAGGACTAAGCAGCGTTTAACTCAACAGCAATTAGCCAAAAAAATAGGTGTAGCTCAATCTACTATCGGGATGGTCGAAAGCAATAAAAGAGAGGCAGGAAAAGATTTATTAATTAAACTTGCAAAATATTTTGGGGTTACAGTAGATTATCTTTTGGGCACAGATGAAATGTATGATATGGGTTATATTATAAAAGAAGAAAGAGAGTATCAGAGCACAACTCAAGAGGAATTAAGTAAAGCAATTGGTATAAGTAAAGATGAGCTTGATAAATATGAAAATGATGAAGCTCCGATCAGTCAATATTTATTTGAAAAAATAGCAGATTATTTTGGAATGTCATTCCCTGATTTCTTAAACAAGTATAATTTATATGGTGATATACCTTCTCAGTTTAATGGTGATGCAGATGCATATGACAAGTTTAAAAAAGCTGAATATGAGGATATGGTAAATGAATTTAAATATGCAAATGAAAAGAATGATACAAATCTAAGGGTGACAGAATCCATACCTATTTATGACACTATTAATAAAGATATGTCCAATGTAGTAAATATTCCTATAGTTGGGGTAGTAAGAGCTGGCAAACCTATACTAGCACAAGAGAACATTGAGGGGTATCTACCTACGTTAAAACGTTTTGTAGATAGGGATAAGAATTATTTTTACTTAAAAGTTAAAGGAGACTCTATGGACCAGGAATTTAAGGAAGGTTCTCTTCTGCTTATTGAGAAGACGCCTTGTATTGAAAATGGTCAAATAGGCGTTGTATTAATTGATGGAATGGAAGCTACAGTTAAAAAAGTAGTTAAAAATGATAACATGATTACATTAATCCCTATGTCAAATAATCCTGATTATGTCCCCCAAATGTATGATATGCAGAAAAATGAAATACAAATTATAGGTGTTGTAAAGCAAGCTACTAAAATTTATTAAATGGAGGAATTAGTATGAGTATAGAGTTAAAAAAACGTGGTGACACTTGGACTTATGTTGTAGATATCGGCAGAGACCCTATAACAGGAAAAAGGAAGCGTAAATCCAAAGGTGGATTTAAAAAGAAAGGAGATTGTAGAACTGCGGCATCTAAAATAATAACTGAACTTGCCAAGGGAACTTATTATGATGCTGGTAAAATTACTTTTGAGGATTACATGAAAAAATTTTTGCAGTCGGTAAAACCTAATATAACTTATAATACATATGAATTTTACAAGTATATAACTAAAGATCATCTTATCCCGGCTTTTGGGAAAATGGAACTCGCAAAAATAAAACCTATTCATGTTCAGGAATTTTACACAAAAAGCTTAAAAAAAGTATCTGGAACTACAACAAGACACTTTCACACACTTCTAAATATGGCTTTTAACCAGGCTATTAAATGGCAGATGGTTTATATCAACCCTTGTTTTTATGTAACCAAACCAAAGAATAGAAAAAAGAAATTAAATGTATGGGATAAGGACCAATTAAATAAATTTTTAAATGCTATACAAGAACTTACGATATATTTACCCTGTATTATTACTGCTGCAACCGGTATGAGGGAAGGGGAGGTATGTGGTCTTAGATGGGAAAATGTTGACTTGGGTAAAAAAATTATTTATGTGAAGGAACAATATCAATGGAGTGAAGATGGGCTAACTTTATCTGATTTAAAAACTCCTGGCAGTGTAAGAAATATAAGCATATCAAATAATCTAATTACTATATTAGAAGCTGAACATACTAGACAAGAAGGAAATAAAAATTATTTTAAATCCGCCTATGATACTAGGGATTTTGTTGTATGCCAGAATGATGGAAAGCCTTACGACCCAAAATATATAAGCAGAAATTTTAGAAGGGTACTAAAGGAGGCTAACCATAAAAAAATAGAGCCTGATGGCACTATAAAGAAAGTAAAATTATATGAGCTACTCGATATACCTATAATAAGATTCCATGATTTAAGACACACACATGCCAGCTTGTTATTGAAGTCTGGTGCCAACCCAAAAGTAATAAGTGAGAAGTTGGGTCATAGCACAGTGAAAATGACTTTAGACACTTATGCTAGTGTTCTTCCTAACATGCAGAAAGAAGCTGCTGAAAAAGTAGATAATTTTTTTTGCCCTAATTTGCCAACAAAGTGCCAACAAACCGGGGATGATAATAAAAATGGTAAAAAATAGAACCCCGCAATATATTGATATTACAGGGTTTCTTTGGTGCTCCCAGCAGGAGTCGAACCTGTGACCTACTGATTACGAAACACTAAAAGCGTAGAATTATCAAAAAATATAAAATAAAATTATGCCATATAAACATTGGTATTACTAAGTTTATAGTCATCTATAATAATTTAAAATAATAATAAAAAATATAATTCTGCCAACAAAAGTGCCAACATATAAAAATATATTAAGGAACTAACTGAAAATTGTTAGCCCTTTATCTTTAATTAATATAAATATAATTTTACATAACGATAATAATTTTAATAGTATATTTTATTAATATCGTGATATAATGTTAATAAAGAGCCATTCAGGGTGGCTAGATAAAATTTTTTGTTAAACTATTTAAGGAACAGGGTGACTTGGGGGAGCCATCTTGTTCTTTTTTTGATCAGTACATACTTTGCCATTCTCTTCTGTTGAAACATCTACATTAGCTTTTATTAGCCCGTACAATGCACTAAAATTCATATGTACTCTTTTTCTACCACAATGTCCTGTCTTGTCTCTTAGCGTTATTATGGTTTCAAAAACTACACCTATTAATGTTGATAGGACCAAAATCATAATCATCACGGCTATATCTCCTCCTTTTCAAAGTTCTCGCCCTGAATGACTCACGATAAGGAGATATAGCATTTTACCTAACCTTTATCAAAGGAAACTAATGTAAACTTATATGCGCTAAAAAATTGATGTTTAAATAAATTTAATATTTAACTGGATAGGTTTCCAGTCAAATTAAATGATATTAAATTATGATATTGAAGAAATCCCCCACTTCATTATCATCAGCTCCATTAGATTCCTTATTACTATATTATTACTAATTGGGGAAAATTACAATACAAAAATAAAGCCCCGTTTCCGGGGCAATAATTATTTCTGTGCTGGCTGCGTAGGAGCCGTAGTGCTTGGCACAGGTTGAGTTGCTTGGGTATTCGTATCTTGCGTGGTCCCTACAATATTCTGCATATCAGCAACCTTCTTTTTCAATTCTTCATTCTCTTGTTGTAATTTTGTTTTTTCACTTTGTAACTGTGAATTTTGAGTTTGAAGCTGCGATATTTGAGCTTGAGCCGCCGTCTGCTGTGCTGCCTTTTTCTCTTCTGGACTTTTGAGCTCATATACTTTGTTTTCAATCACCCCTGAAACTATGGTTCTCACATTGTCATCCACTTCTATACCCAGCTTGTTCAATACATTGTACACATAATCCTCTGCACTCTGTTTTCTCTGGTCTGCCGGCAATTGTGAAGATATATTGAGCTGCTGAGCTTGTCCAGCTCCTATTTCTGCATAGTGTTCTATAATGCTTAAAATATTCAGGAATTTATTCCCCGGTACTATAGACTTTGCCGCATCCGTGTATTTCCTGACTTCCTTTAAACCTGCATCAACTTTCCCCAGTATTTCTCCAGTGTTAACACCCTTCTTTTTTAAATATGGCAGAAAAACCAATACCGTAGCTCCCACTCCCACGGCCAGCCCTATAATCGTAAATAATATAGTTAAATCTGACATTTTATTACCTCCAATTTATTTAATTATTGAGTAATATACCCCAGGTTTGCGGCCCCAATATTCCATCTGTTGCCTTCCCCCAATTCTTTTGCATGTTAGTCACTGCCTGAAAAGTCGGCTCATCATAGACCATTTCAGTGTAAGTTCCATGTTTAAGGTACCCGTATTGCTCAAGTTTCTGCTGGATCCAAAGAACTACATGGCTCTTATGGCCTTTTGTAATGATATTCTGAATACCCCGCAGTGCCGCCATAGTTGCAGGACCTGCCATACCGTCCACTTCAAGTTTGGCATTGTAATCTGCATTCAGATTATACTGAAGAGCCATTATCTGTTCCACAAGGGTACTTGGTTTTTTTGCACCGCCAAGCTTACTGTAAAAATCCTCGGACATATAGTTTAAATCCAGAAAACCACCTATGCCGGCTATACGGCCTTTATCTGTATATTGCCATATAGCATATTTACTCCACAGTGTAAACTCAGGTGAATTCACCCCGTAATGGGCAATCCATAGAGGATATTTGGTTATCCTGGAATTTAGATGTGCCTTTATCCAGCTCGGATTGCAATAAATAACTGCAGGAGCCATTGACATTGAAGACACGGCATCCAGAAACGCCAGACAGGCATCCGTCATGTCACCGCTGCACTGCTGCTCAAAGTCCAGCACAACAAAATCAGGTTTGGCCCCTGCCGCAATTTGCTTGAAAAAGTTTGCCTCCTGGAGAGCCTTAACTCTATTTTGGAATCTTGCAAAATGGTATGCCCCGGAAACAAGTCCCAGTGCTTTGGCATTCTTTATATTATCGTTATAAAATTTATCCACAAAGGTACTCCCCTCGGTGGCCTTGGCTATTAGAAAAGAGTCTCCGGTATTTTTAATAAGGTCCATATTTATAGGACCGTTTAAATTACTTACATCTATGCCTTTAATCAATTTAAATTCCTCCTTATTTGAATATTTTGTTCTTGATTTCTTTTACATCCTCACCGATATCATCCATAGCTTTTAATCTGTCTGTCAGTTTTGCTATGATACTCTGGTAATTTGCCTCTCTTTCACCTGCCTTTTCATCTCTCTCTTTTTGCTCTTTCAACACATAGACGAGTATAAAAATAAATAGTACAGCCCAAATTCCCTGCTGTACCGCCATTTTAAATATTTCATTTTCCATCTCTAGCCTCCTTAAATTTCTGCATTAAAAAAGAGCCCTGGATTTCTCCAAAACTCTTTGTCTACCTAGTTCGCAAAATAATTCTTTTGCTTATTTTTAAATCGTATGCTATCATATGGATATTTAGGCTTTGCAAACTTATATAAAAACGAATAAAGCAATTTATACATAAATTCGACAAACAAAAAACAAATATAGATAGTTAAAAACATTGTGAATAAGTTAGAAAATATTTGCTTGCTAAATAACACACCTATGGTAGAAGTATATATTATATATAATCTCTTATGTTTATTTTTGTTATTACTAATATGGCATGTTATATATGCAAAAATACCTGTAACAATTTCTGTTCCTACTAACGGGAATGTAGAAATTCCTTCTGCTATATAATAAAATCCTCCCATTGGAGCAAAGCTATCCCTGAGATATGGTGCCAATTCATTGATCCATTTGCTGTAATATAAGAGAGAATTTCTTAAATCCCCTTTTGTAAAGAAATAAATAAACGGATCTATTAAGTAGTTTGCCCCATATGTATAATTACCTATGTATCCATTTGTGTAACCCAAAATGCCTTGTAATGCCATGTATGACCCAGCTTGCCCTTCAACATATATTGAAGTTAAGCCTTTGTTTTCGCCATTCATTATAATAGTTCTTGCAACAACAATAAATATAATTCCTAAAACAAAAATAAGTAATGCAGTAATTTTTTTTGGCATTTTTATTTTTCTGTTTTGAATTAAATAAAAAATTATTGTACCTGAAAAAACCATAAAAAATGTTGTTCTAGCACCATCAACTAACATTAACAATATTTGCAGTATTAAAAGTAATACAGATTTTTTATCTAGTCCATATTTATACATATAGAACAAATACATAGATACAAATAAATACTTTAAATAAGAAGTAATACTATACATAGTAGAATATTCAGTAGAATAATTGTGCGAATATTGATTCCACCCATATTTTTTACATAAAATAAGCAATATTAAAAAAAGACAAATATAAAAAAATAAATAAACATTTTTTACAGCGTTAAACTTTATTCTTGGTTTTAAAAATTCATATCTTACATACTTATATTTTATAAGATAAACAATCCCAAATATTACATTACTCATGCTTACTATTTGTAATTGTTTATTTATATAAAACAAGGTATAATCTAGCTCGAAGATAGGATTTATAATACCTTTACCAGCAAGATATGGAATTACATTATATAGCAAACTAAAAAAAATAAAAAAACCATATGGTGAAAATAAAGTTATTTTCTTTATCCAACTAATTATTAATAAAAAAACTATCGAAAAAGCGAAAAAAACAATCATGAAATCTCCCCTATATTAAATTTTCTTTTTTATTATAACCCAATATAGGGAAGCATGTAAATATTTATACTATTTGTCCACTTTCTAGCACATCTACAGCATCTATAAAATCAGCTTCCTTTTTAAGGGCTAAATATCCCTGCTTTATAAAGTTTTTGGCCATATCTGTTACATCTGGCGTAAAGTGATAGTATTTAGTGGGTTGCAAATAGCTTTTTCCATTCAGAAAATTTTCTCTAGAATTATAAAAATTTACTCCATAGTCAATACCTCCTTTGTAGCCATTAATCGTGTCTATTCTTATATAGGCATTTTTAATTTCTATTCCTGTATTTAAAATTATATCTTTGCTTAATCCCATTTTAAATCATCCTCTCTAATTTAATTCCCAGTTAATGCACGTCGTTCAGTCCATGCGCCCGGTGTGCCAGCAGTGGTACAATGCCAACCAGTAATTACATATTTAGCACCTGTATCACCTTGTTCAGTCTGATTATTGTTTTTTATTTCTTCATTTTTTGACCAAGTTCCAGAAGTAGGTGCTGATGCGCCCCAAATATCTCCGTTTTTATCTTCGATTATTGTAGTTCCTAAATCCTGATTGTTCGATACAGTATTTTCAAAATATTTTATTCTGCCACCATTCAAGAATTTAACTGAGTTTAAAGTGCTGGCTGCTGTTATTGTATTTCCAGATATTTCACTACCTTTAACTGGTGCATAGCACATTATCCCCGTATTGGTTGCATTAAGAATATTTCCTATAAATTTAAAAACGCTTGATTGTTGAATATTAAATTGCGAAGTCGAACAGGAAATCATATTTTTGGTTATATTCAGTACAGTAGATACAGTATTTAAATTATTCCAATGTAATATTGTATTCAAACTTATTTCTAGAACAGTTATGTTAATGCCATTAGGCATTAACATAACTGTAATAGTATTTTTCTTAATTACTATTTTATCCGCTTTTGTAAATGACCCATTAACAAACTCTATTCCAATATCATTATTTTCTATATATATGCTTCCATTAGTTCCCACTATTTGTATATTAGAACCTGTATTATCTATAATATTAATTCTGTCACTATTAGACAAATAGATAGCAGCTTTATTATTCCCGAATGAAATATTATGCGTTACATTTACGTCTTTTAAATTTCTTAATGTAGCAATTCCACTGCCATCTTGAGTTGATTCGCCATTTACAAAACCGTTATTAAAATTCCTGTTTCCAATAATATTAATATTATTTTCAAATTGGTCTAAACCATCATTATTTATATCCAGTCCATCTGCACAATTTTGGAAAAGTCGATTAAAACAAATATTTATATTTTGTTCTATTTTTTGTCCACCGAAAGCAACCTGTATGCCAGACATGCCATTTTCGTGGCTTTTTATAAAAAATATATTAAAATCGTGGCAAGCATAAGTGAAAACACCATTCTCACCATTATGGCTGAATTCAATATCATGTATATTGAAATTATAGCAATTTAAAATTCTTATTCCTGTACCATTTGTATAGGTTGCAGTATCCGTTCGTTCAGCTCCGAAATTATTTACCTTTCCACCTTTTATATGGAAATCACAGCAATTATATAGTAATATTCCAGGAAACGTATTATTTGATTGATTACCTGTGCATTGTGGATTTTTTATATAAATGTCATGTGAATTTTTTAATTGCAACGCTTCATAATTAGAATTTGTATTAAGTTCTATTAATAGATTAGCTATTCCATCTCCTCGAAACAAAGGATATGAAGAATTTTGATTAGTAGAACTATTAAAAGTTTCTAAGCTGGCCTCAGTATTTTGTATAATTTGTCCTAAACATTTAATTTTAACATTGGATTTTAAATTTACGGTTGAAGCATGGATAACCATTTTATCTGGTATTAATAGTGTAGCACCTTCTGGCAAATTATCTATTGCTTGTTGTAATGCAGGAGTCCAGTCAGCATTGGTACCTTGCCAGTTCGAGACAAGGAATTGGTATTGCTTTATATTTGTAATATCTGCCATTTGCGAATTAAGCCCGTCTATACTTTCCCCTAAATAATCATAATCTATGGAGCCATCTACTTTCACTATATCATTTCTTCCCATCTTGTTTACCTCCTATAGATAGAACCCATAATAATTAAAAGTAACTGCCACAGCACTACTAGCTATACTGGATTTTGAATACATATCTATCTGTTTAATATAAGTGTTATCCTTAATTAATTGCATTAAATCGGCATTGTTAAAAGATGTTGTTCCTACTGCTGTAGCTGTTTTCTCCAATGTGGCAGTAGTCAAGTCTCCATATGTTACTTTCACCGTAGCTGTTATCGTTTCAGCTCCAAATGTACCAGCAAATACTATATCCACACCTAAAGGATTTAACGAGAGATATCCCGTAGGTGGCATTAATGTAACTGTGGTACCATCTGTATTGGCCGTTGCAGAAGGGTTTGCTGTAGCATTCTTCTTATAATTGTTATGAATAGCTAATTTACTTGCTACTATATCTGCATTATCATTTATGTCTTCATTTTGGATAATCCCAGATTTAAATTTGCCGTTATTTTCATGTTTCAGGCTAAATTCATCCCATCTCACAGGCTTTTTAGTAGCTGTAGCTTGGGACGTTAAATTCATATCTTCCTGATCTATGCCTTTGAAACTTCCATCTGCATTGTGCTTTACTGTAAATTCTTCATATCTTACAGCTTGACCGTTTTGTGATGCTTGGGCATTAAGTCCCACTTCTTCTTGTAGAACAGGTGATTCCAATTTTTTATTTAATACTTCTGGTAAATTGACCTGTTCCCCTATTGCCAAATTTGTCTTTGCCATATTAATTCCTCCTTTAACCTAGCGTAATAGTACCCAATAAAACTGGATTATGTGGTAATATAAAATCCCCTATAGTTAGCCCATTTAAATCTATAGTATTGGGAAACATTTGTTGCCTAAGTGAAATATCTAGCTCAGAAACTAAAGCATCATAGACAGTACTATTTAAGGTATCTATCCATATCCATTCAGTACCATCATATCTATATAGTTTGCCATCATCCAATGCCCTTACTGTCCAAAACTTTTGTGGTGTAGGATATGTTGTGGCTATATCATCATAGGTAGCCACTGGACTTTTCAAAATCATCTGCGAAGTGTTAATCATAGCTAAGTATCCAGATACTCTATTATTCTCAGCTTCAACCCTTGCAGATTCATTATTCTGTCGGGTATTTTCATTAGACTGCCTAGTATTCTCATTTGTTGCCCTTCCAACTTCTGCATTCTGCCTTGCTGTTTCATTGGTATTTCTGGTAGATTCATTCTCTTGTCGGATATTTTCATTCTCTTGTCTAACAGTCTCGCTCTGTTGCATATCAGAGAATTGTTTTTTCATATTGGAAAAATCCTGCTCAACTGTATCTTGCCTATTATCTGTATTGGTTTCAAACTGGTTCACATCTCCAGCTATATCTTCAATCCCACCAGCAATATTCTCACGTACATCTTTACCGTGGACAGCAGTTCTTATTTGCGCCGTTCTTTGGCTAACATCAACTGCCACTTGTACCACCTCCTGCATGGCTTGCTACATAGTCTTCTACCCATGCTCTGGTTGCAATAGGTTCAAGATTTATAGCTCCACCTGTTTCAGTTATATAGCTTGCAACACCGCCACTATCGTCAAATGTATATACCCCAGGTCCGAATAGCCTTGGCATGTCTCCATATATTCCTGCTTTTACCTTATTCGTGTTATTATGCACCTGGGCAACTCCATAGTCACCGTCTTTCACAATTCCGAGGTCAACTCTCTTTTTAGATACATCATCATTATATAGATTCAATGTACCGCCTGTATTATCTTCTGAACCAGATTCAGATCCGGCGGATACATTCAAGTTTCCGTTATCGTCAAAGATTTCAAACAACCCGCCGTTATTATTGAAAGTATTCGTTATTATTGTCTTTCCATTTTTAGTTATCTTTTGAATGCCATCCATAACTAAATTTCCATCTGTATCAATGTAGAATTTTTGCACACCATCTTTAGTTATCCTAAAACCTTCCTGACCATTTAAGAGAATTTCTACAGAATTATCATGCGAAACTACTCTAATTCCAAATCTATAGCCAAGCTGAACGCCTCCATAAGTAGCCATCCTTGTAATGTTATCTGACTGTATATCATTTATACTACTTTCTAATTCTGTGGGTTTATTGGACAATGTAAGAGCTGGATTCCATGGCTGGGATAAATCAACATCCATTTCAGCAACTTTGTATATATCGTCAACCCCCAAAATAGGACATACAATATGCATGGATGTTGTAATGCCTATACTGTCAGCAGGTATACCAGTTAAGGTACTTAAGTCCAGAGCAGACATCTCAAGGCTTCCTGTTGGTTGTGTGTATTGGCTTAGGTCCGCCTGACACTCTGTTTTTAACTGTTCATCATCCTCTATATCGCTGTAACCAGCCTTTTGATATATAACTCCATATTTAGACCTTGCTATTGGATCTTCTAAATAATTTTTACCCTCATTTACGTTTTCTATAGTTAATCCATTTGCTCCCACAGGAATAATCCTGGTGCCAAAAACAGAACTATCATCTACACTTAAACTTTTTAAATTTTCTCCCAAATTTACATTTACAATTTTATCTTGTGGTGGAGTACTTAAATAATCTAAATAATTAACTCCATTTTCTGTTCTATATAATAAAGTACCTTTGTTCTCGTTATATACATATTTTTGTATTGCTTCCAAAGTTGTTTCAAAGTCAGACGTAAAAAAAAGCCAATCCTCAACATTTATAGTTCCTGGATAAACTTTTTTATAATCTTCAATGCCTGAATTATTATGTGCATTTAAAAACTCTGTAATTACTTCCTGTGGAGTTTTATCCTCATATATCTCACTACCCACTCTTGTATCATTTAGGTAGTTCATAGCACCTTCACATATAACTTCTTTAGTTACAAGCCCACCATCTGCCATTTCATTTACACTAGTAAGCACTCTACCAGT